GGATTAGATTTCCAAGAAGCGGCAATGGCTGCCAAGAAATCTTATAAAACTGGTAAAGTTGAACTTTTTAATCCGGCAGATACTTACCAAGAAAAAATTACAAAAACTTCCAATTCAAGAACAAACGTAAATCAAAACGTCAGTTTGCCTACCAACCTATTTGACCCAGAACAGCCAGATGACAAGCCTTACCAAAAAGTTATAGACCAAAAATCTAATCCAGTGCCCAAGCGTATGTCTCTAAAAGAAAGTTTTAGCGCTGAAGCCCAGTTTATTCAAGCCATAAATGAAATGCTTGGTGCCGGGGAAATCGAACAAGCCGCTCAACAACAACAGCAAATGATGCAACAACAACAAGCCCAGCAACAACAACAGCCGCAAGGCCAGGAAGACCCAGATGCCCATGCTAATACCAATACTACTGATTTGCTTGGTCAACTTAGTGGTCAGCCTCAACAACAACAGGCACCTGGACAACAACAGGGCGAAGGTGACGGACAGGAACAAGAACAGGCAGCACAAGAAGTAGCTCAAGAAGTCGATGATGCTACCAAAGAAGCTACCGCCGACCACAACCAAGAATTAATGGACAAACTTAAAGACGTTAAGGCGCAAATACCTCAGATTATGGCTATGGCCAGCAAGGACCCTAAAGCTTTCCAGCAAACTATGTCTATGATCCAGAAATTGATCACCAGCGCCAAGCAAGTTCAAAAATCTGAACAAGACCTAGAAAAAAAGGGCGTCAGTTCTTCTGGTCCTCAGGCTATGTCTGGTATCCGTTTCCCTGTTGGAACCCGCAAGGGCAACTACAAAAAAGTTCTGGTAAACGGTAAAGAAGTATGGCGCTCAATGGCCTCAGGCCAAGTTCAGGCTACCGATGGTACTGATATATCGGTAAAAGCCAACAATCAACAACAAAAGGCTAAGCAGCAGTGACCGACTTTACCATAAGGGCTAACTACAAAGAAATAGCTGATAAGCTAGGTGTTGTAGAAAAAGAGGTAGCAAAGAAATTGAATGGGGCTGTAGAGGCCCTTTCTATTTCCACCCACGCTTTTATTATCAAGTATGCTCAGGACCACTTAAAAGGTTACCCACTAGAAGCATTTTTAGGTGAAGATGGTAGCAATATCAGATGGATACAAGTTTCTAAGAATATGTGGGTAGTAGAAATCGATGAATCAGCTAAGTGGGTCGAGAGCGGTAGGCCAGCCGTGAGTATGGCAACAGAAGACTGGCTGCTTAAACCAGGTCCGGGACTTAAGACTGCCAAAGATGGCAGTAAATTCAAGGTCATACCTTTTAGCCATGACAAAAACGCTCTGACCACTCCTTCTGGTATGAGAGAAGCTATAGATGCCTCCCTTAAGGCAAATGGCGTCAGTATGCGTAAAATCGAAAAAGGCCCCGATGGAATGCCAATGATTGGCATAGTTAACAGGCTAAAAGACATCCCTCAGTTAAATGACCCGGCTAGCGACAACATATACCAATACCGGTCTAAAGGGCGTACAGCTGATGAAGCTGAAGCTCTAGGGCTACCAAACTACGAAGGTGCTCACTATCTGTCAGGTGGAGTTGTGGTCCAAAGACCATCTAAAAGAGGTAAGGTCAAAAAAGAAGTAGTTACATTTAGGGTTGTAAGTAGCAAGCATGAGGCAGAGGGAAGGTGGATGTACCCCGAAGTTAAACCTCTTCACAGTATTCCTGCCGCATACGATTATGCTACTAAAGAATGGGACAAAATAGTAAAGTCTTTAGAAGACTATTTCAGGGGCGCATAATGGGTGTTTTATCTAGTGATATTTTGATAAAAACGATGCTTGAAGCGTCTATTGCGGATTTGCGTAAAAACAAGTGGATAGTTGAAGACATATTTAGCACCTTAGCTCAAGATTATCTTGCTTCTAAGGACTATGGATACAAAGAAGTAGAAGCTGCTTCTAACTGGTTTTTAAATAATGAAATCCCTGTTTTATTGGCTTACCGTATAGCCGACACGGTTCCGGTGCCATGTATTATTGTTTCGTATAATGACAACAGTGAAGCTATGGACCGCACCTCTTTGGGCGACCAAAGGCTTATAGATCCATTTGACCCAACTGGTATTGTCACAAATGCCAGAAACCTTACCCCTACATTTAGCGTAGAGTCTTATGACACTGTAACTGGTATAGTTATTGTGCCTAGCACGGTTAGCATGGCTAATATCAGAGAAGGCCAATTTCTGGTAGCCAACAAAACCAATAAAGCTTATGTAATATACGAAGTTACCGGAAACAATTCATTTAGAATAGCTCCTGATCTAAGGGAGAACTTTTCCAGGTCTCACATCAGAACCAAATTTGGTGTATGGAATCTAGACCAAGAAATCTCTTTTATTAATGAAAGCTACACCATAGCTTGTCATGCTAATGGCGATGCTGGATGTTGTATATGGATGTGGCAGGTTGTGATGTATTGCCTGATGCGATATAAAGAGTCTTACCTAGAAGGTCGCCTTTTTGAGCTGTCCAAAGTTTCATCTAGCGCACTTCAAAGAAATAATTCTTTCCAGGCCGACACTGTTTTTTCTAGGTATATAACCTTGACTGGTGTAGTACCAATCACCTGGATTAAACATGCTGCCCCTAAACTGGAAGTAATTACAGGACAAGTTCTTATAGAAGATGGGCCTAATGGACCCAATAACAAAGGTAGATGGGCTGGGTATAAGCCACGCACTAGTTTGACTGACCCTATCGAGCCAAACAATCCATCTTGGCAAGTTACTAGTGATTTCCCTACTTTAGGTGACGGCCCAATAGAAGACCCTTATCATGTTATTATAGGGGATGATAACGATGACTAAACACCCAAGTGCATTGTCTTCTAGTACCAGCCAAGACAAGCAAATTGGGCTACAGGTCCATTCTAGTTTGCCTATTAGCGCACCTACGCCGCACTTTAAGCCAAATGCTACACTAAATGAGATGTATTCTAGCTATAAGCATTCTCCCCATTCACCTTCATCTCTTTTGCTAAAGTACGCTATCCACAGATCTGAAAATGCTGACGCTTATTCGGCATCTAAGCCAGACCAACAAAAAATGATGGACCAGGCGTTTTTGAGTCATCACCAACAAGGCAATGCCGCGAAAAAGATTGGTCACATAACTACAGATAGCCTTAGCGCCGGTCTAGCCCAAAACCCTCATATTGTTCCGCAGCTACTAGCTCACCAGCGTAGCTTGCATGACACTATTACCCAAAATGCCCCTAAGGCCGTAGACCAACTTAATGGTACCCCCCATTTGCGTCTGGCTAGGAACATGAACATAACCCCAAGCCAAAGGGGAGATGACCATGCTTTGTATTCCATAGCCGACAAAACTCAAGGACAATTTGGTCAACATGAACATCACCAGCACGTTCCTTTAAAGAACGTTTGGTTCAGCTATGAGTTAGGTCACCCTGACACAGATCCAGCCGGTCACGGACACGAAGACGAATTTATTGTAAGCCCCCACAAAAATGTGCCTAGAGACAACACCAAGTTCCCAACTACCGACATAGTTAACAGTGACTTTGGTGCCCCTCATACTCATGGTGCTGCAGCAGCCCCTTATATGGCTAAACATAAAAACTATAAACCTGCTGAACTTAACTTTATGATGAACCATCCTAAGTGGGGAATAAAAAAGCTTTTATTGTCTCATCCTGGTGCAGATGAAACCACGGTTCAGATGGGCCTTAGAGATCCAGACAGAAACGTCAGCAAATGGGCTGGAGAAATGGCTAAGCGTAAAGGTATTGTTAACAAATCCGAAGACCTAGAAAAAGGTCAAAATGGTGATTGGCAAAAAGAAGGCTATAAACTTACCCCTAAAGTTAATAAATATGGCGTAATTATTCATGCCTATCATCCAAGCGGTAAGTTGGCAGGGCTTTATATTTTCGAACACGATCATACTGGAAAACATCTGGGTATTGTTAATAGTGATACCGAAGATACACATCAACGTAAAGGGTTAGCAACATCGGCATATGTAATGGCAGAAAAGTTAACTGGTAAGAAGATTAGAGGTACTGATGGTCAACAATCAGAGGATGCTTATGCTTTATGGGGTCAAAAAAATCGTCCTTTTGGTAAATCCGAACAAAGGCAAATAGCCATAGAAACTATGGTAAACCTTGGCTGGCCTAAGCCAAGCGAAGAGCTTTTTAAGTCCCTAGAAAAAAGTCACCCAAAAGACAAAAAATACAAACCGGTTACCGTGTGTTTGTCTTTCCAGGACATATATGATTTCATAGTTGACTCCCTGGAATCTAACAGCACAAAAGAGCTAACCGACAAAATCAAAAAGCTGCAACACATCAAAATAGACATAGAGTCTTTTATAGAAGAGCACGCAGGAGATTTCCTGGGGTTTGCTGGTAGCGATTTTATATTTACACTGCCGCCTACCGAAAAATCTGAACTTTACGACTTTATGACCAAATTGGAAACAAAGTATTCTATTAACCTTACGGCAGGTATGGGCCAAAACCTGACTGAAGCTGTTTTGGCTGTGATGTCAAACACAAAACACAATCGCAAGGTGTCTGAAGCTATATCTAAAGCTGAAGACTTAGAAAAAGGCCAAAATGGTGATTGGCGAAAAGAAGGTTATCATGTTTTTCATGAATGGAAGGCAAATCAAGATGAAGATTTGTCTGACAAGGAAGAGCACGATGAACTTCACGTTTATGCAAAAAGTCCACAAGGTCAGATAGTTGGCCATACCATAATTGTTCCTCACGAACTCCATGAAAATAAACTTATGCCTGGTATGACTAATGTTTTCCCTGAACATCAAAGAAAAGGGCTGGCAACTGCAATGTATCAACATGCCCAAAAAGTTTCCGGTAAAGAGGTTTTAGGTTCCTCGCTTCAAACCCCCGCAGCAATGGGTGTTTGGGACAAAATATCCAAAGCTGAAGATAATTTTAAGGTGCTAGATCTAGTCCATTTTAGTAGGCATCCAGACCTTCAGTCCCTAGACCCATCTTTCCAGTTTACCGGTCAGGCAGGCAAAGAAAAGGCCCGTATCCAGCAAAGCCGGGAATACCTTAACCATAATATGCCAGGTTTTAAACCTGCAAACTATTTGCATACTTACGGATCTAATGGAGAAGACGCTGAACAAATGTTCAACAACTTGTCCAGGTACCATATACAAGTCAAAGACAAAGACATCTACGATTTGTCCAAAGACCCAGACAAAGTGTTTGCCAAGGTAAAAGACAAGCACAAAGAGCACTACGGACCAAGCGAACACGCGCTTAGTCACCCAGACCTGGTCCACAATGAACTGAAGTCTATGGGGTATAAAGGCTGGAAAGCTAGCGGACATGAGTCCCCTACTTTCGCTAACTCAGTTATGCTATACGACAAAATACCCGTTAAAAATCAACATACTAGCGATTTATCGGCGGTCAAAATGCTTCCGTCTGGTAAGTCCACAAAGATCTAAGTTTTAACTTAATCTTATCCATGGTTTTCTATCTCTAGGAGTTTTACGTGAAACCCGCAGAACCAAGTATGCCTAAAGCGACAGCTCCAGCGGCACCGTCTGCCCCAGCTGCCCCTAAAATGTCGGCTCCAAAGCCTGCAGCAGCTCCAGCAATAAAAGCTCCGGCTGCCCCAAAAGCTCCGGCAGCTATGGCTACCCCTAAGCCTACTATGGCTAAAGCTAGTCTTAATCCAGCCGCTCAAAGTGCTATGGATGCACTTACCCATAAAGCTAAGCCTGCCGTAGCCAGTCCAGCCGGTCAAGCCGCAGTAGCAACCATGGCTACCAATAAACCACAGTCTGACTTGTCTTTACTTAATCCAGCTCCTAAAAAACCGGAACCTACTGGAAATACTCTGAATTATCAGCAAATGAACGCCAAACCTGCTTCAAATGAAGCCAATGCGCCTGTTTTGAACTATAAAGACATGAATCATCCTATCGCTCAAGCTGCCAACACTAAAGCCCTTAAGGCTAAACTGTATGGTAAAGGAGCTGCTCCAGCTCCAGCACCAACCGCCCCTAAAGGTCCAACTACTGCCCTAGATACTATTCAGTCTCGGCAGCAAGCCTCTAAAAAAGCTATTGTAAAAGCAGATGCTTCTATGATACCTTCTAATGAGTCTTCAGTTGAGGGAATGATGAACAAGGGTAGCGTTAATGAATCGGATGCAGATTTAACAGAGGAAAAAAATCAGTCAAAAGACCGTGCTAAAAGCCGTGGAGGTGAAGTAAAGGGGAGACCTTGGGATCTGCGAACTGCAAGAATAAAAGCACATTCTCAAGACATGCATGCAATAAAGATTGATAAAGATCTTACTGCGGCAAAAGATCGTCAAATTATTAAAAAAGAAATTTTTAGCCCGTTTATCCCTAAGTTTGCTAAATGGGACCAATTTGCTGTCAGTTTCCCAGAGTTCATGAAAAATGAACTGCTCCTTTTAAGCAAGGCAGCTGGTGAAATGGGTACCGGATATGCAGAAAGTCTGCAAAAGACTTTGCAAATCATGGCAATGCCATTAAAAGACAAAAAGAACAAAGACTTAAAGCTTATTTCTAATCCTTCTAAGCTTTTGTTAATCAAGTTAGCTAAAAACTTGACAAATTGCCCACCTAAAACTGTAGAAGCTCCAAAAGATTGCCAAAACGGTTCAGGTGGACAACAGGAAAACTCTAAGGGTACTTTCTGGTCTAAGGATATGGTTAAATCATTAGTTAAAGAAGAGTGGGAACCTAAATATTACAAAAAAAAGGGTTCGGATAATTCTTGGGCTAACCCTGTGAATCCAGATAAATCTGTTTCAAGCGAACAAGAAGATTCTAAAGAGTTTGCTGAAGACGACAAACATAACTTCGTAAGAGCTAAAGAAAAGAAAGCTGCTTTAGATGCTAAGGCATCTAAAGCAAAGAAGAAATAAGACTGAGCCTAATTTTTTTAAGGAGCTGGAAATGGCTAAAAAGAAAAAACCAGACATCGAATATATGCCAAGTCAACTGCCTAGCCCCATTATGGCTGCTATGAGTTTTGATACCTGGTGGGCAATGTCTCAGCGTAAGTATAAATTTGAACCGTACATGAAAGAAGTTCTATATAAGCACTTTACAGCCAGAGGATTTATCGAATCTGGCTCTTTTGATGACGGTTTGAGTGATTTTGGAATAAAAAGCTAAGCACGGGAGATTATTAATAAAATGGCGCAACAAACAATCACCGCAGACGGACTTGTACTAACAGTACCAGGAACGTATGTGACCCAAAAGGTCATTTCTGGCCAAACCGGTATTCCAACCTCTGGCGTTGTCGCTCTTGTCGGCGAAGCAGCCGAAGGTCCTGGCTTTAGTCAGGAAACTGACCTAAATGCCAATATCTTTGGACCAGACCAATTTGACGCAGTTTTGCAAAAGTACGGTTCAGGCCGTATTGTCGATGCTTACCGGTCTATTGTGGCTCCTTCGTCGGACCCACAAGTAGCCGGAGCACCAGCTTCTATCCGTATTATCAAAACCAATGCATCTACTAAAGCTTCCGCAATCCTGACTAGATCTGGTATTGCCGACTATGCTCTTTTGGCAGCAGTACGTGGTGGAGATTCCGGTAACCTTGTTCGTTATAAGTCCGAAGTCGCTCAATCTGAAATTGTTCCAACTATTCTACTTAAAGCTTATACACCTTTGTATACCGGTAGCACAACTGGATGCTCTATCAACATCAACGGTTCATCTAACCATGCATTTACCTTGTCTGCTGGCGATGACGTAGCAGCTTTTGCTGCTGCCGTTGGTAGCGTTTCTAATGGAATTATGGTTTCCGGTGGAGCAGCTATAGCTTCTTTGTCTGGTAAGGCAGGTATCGCTCTTACCGCTAGTGTCCAATCCACTAACCTGAAAATTACCTTGGCTACTGGCCAAACATTTGCCGCTGTACCTGCTCTTGGGTCTACAGTAATTATCCCTGCTGCCGGTTCTTTTGGCGCGGTTGTTTCTTCTTGCGTTAAAGGTGCAAGTAACGGTAATATTGGTAGCTATGTTGTTCTTAGCGTAACCAATACAGCCTCTAACGCCTCTATGACCCTTAAACCAATTAACGTTGCTGGACCAATCGAAGCCGGTAGCGGTGTAATTGACTCTGGCGAAAAAGACTTGGTTTTGTGGGAACAGGTCAGTATCTATAATATAACCGGCCAAGCTCGCACTGTGTCTACTGGAACTGCTAACTGGACTGTTATTAATGACGGTACTAATGTATCTATTACGTCTAGCGTTGCTTTTGTTGGCAAACCTAGTGTTGGCGACATCCTTAAAGTTACTGCAGCTTTTGCTGGTATTCAGCCTGGTTTCTATAGCGTAACTGGTTCTACCTCTACTTCTATCACCTGTTTCCGCATGAGCTACGGCAGTGCTGGTACCAGTGGTTCGGCTAGTGCCGTGGTTGCTGGCTTTACGGTCCTGAAATCGACTATCGATGGTACCGGTAAGTCCATGGAAACCTTTGGTGACTATGACGCCTTTTTGAGAACTTCGGCTGGTGCAGCTAGCGATGCTGGTGATACTTTCTACACTTCTAGTGCAGAATATATCAACCGCATGACCTTAACCCAAGGTTCCAATACAAACACCATTGAAGCTGGTGGAGATATTATTGTTCGTATTGGTAGTACAAGTGCTACAGCTACAGTTCAAGTTTCTTCATCTGCCATGACTCTTACTGACACAAACGGTGTTTTGACTTTCAGTTTTGACACAATCTTGACACTAGCTGATTTGGTTGCTTCAATTAATGCTCAAAATGGTTGGTCGGCTAGCATTGGTTCTAGCAAATTCAACTTTGTATCACCCAGGTCTTTGGACAAAGCTACCTTTGGTGCTTCTAGTATCACTGGATACGAAGCAGCTCGCATCAAGTATGATGCTTTTGACTGGGCAGCTGAAATGGCTTCGTCTACTTTGGTGTCTACTGTTATGGCAGCAACAGCTGGTTTGCCAGAAGTTTTGGTACCTTTTAACTTCCTTAGCGGCGGACTTCGGGGTGGCACAACTGGCGCTGACGTAATCTCAGCAGTTGAGGCAACCAAAGACCTTACTTTGAACTTCCTGGTTCCTTTGTTCTCGGCTGATGCTACGACCGATATCGCTACTGGCGAAACTTCGTCTAGCTCTACTTATACAATCGATGCCATTAATGCAGCCTGTAAGTCTAACGTAATTTCTAGCAGCGCTGTTAAGTCTAGAGCTAATCGCCAAGCATTTTTGTCACGAGTTGGCACCTTTACTGAACAACAAGAAGCTGCAGGTGATTTAACTTCTTTCCGTTGTTCTTTGTCTTTCCAAGACGTTAGAAACCTCAGCGCTAGCGGTCTGATCGTGTCTTACCAGCCTTGGATGGCTGCCGTAATCGCATCAGGTATGCAAGCAGCTGCTGGTTACCGTGGTATTGTCAAAAAATTCGCTAATATCGCTGGTTTGTTCCATGCTGATGGAAGTTACAATGCTCGCAGCTATAGCCAAAAGGAAACCGCCCTTAAGGCCGGTCTCCTTCCTTTGGAATCTGTGAACACTGGCGGGTTCCGGTTCGTTAGCGACCAAACTACCTACACGCTTGACTCTAACTTTGTGTTCAACAGCATTCAGGCCGTCTACTTGGCTGACTTGATGACCCTCAGCTTGATCGATGCTTTTGACAAAGTTGTGGTTGGTCAATCAGTTGCTGAAGTTTCGGCTGCAGCTGCCTTGTCCTTCCTTCAAGGTCAAATGTATAACTTTTACCGACTCAAGTGGATCGCTACTTCTAATGATGCACCTCTTGGATACAAGAATGCTTCTGTTAGATTGGTTGGCGGTGTAATGACTGTAACGGTTGAAGCTAAGTTAGCAGGATTGATCTACTTTGTGCCAATCACATTGTCGATCAGCGAAGTAACCCAAGAAGCAGTACAATAAGGGATAAAATATGGCTCAGTCTAAAATTTTTACAGGTGCCAGAGCTAAAGTTACCATTAACGGTAAGGTTGTGGGCCTTTTTTCTAACGCTAGCTGGTCTATCCGTCAAGAAAAAGTGCCACAGTTTATCCTTGGTCGCTATAACCCAGCAGAAATCACACCTACCACTCAAGAAGCTGTTCAGCTTACCTTGACTGGATACCGAGTTATCGATGCAGGTCCATACGCTGTTGCAGGTGCTAGCCACTTGTACCAGCTGTTGACCGAAGAGGATTTTTCGGTGTCTATCGAAGATCGTCAACTTAAGAAGTCCATCTTCCAAGCAAACGGTTGCCGAGTCACTGGTTGGTCGTCTGGAGCTGCTTCACGCGGCGTTAGCGACATCCGGGTTGACATCATCGGTACTATCGCTTGGGATGAATCTGTGAAGTCTGACGAAGACACCGGAGCAGTCAATCTGACTGACGGTTCTACCCCAGGCTAAATAATTTATCACATTGACCCCACAAACTTACTTGGCTACAATCAGTAAGCTTGTGGTTTTTTTATCCCAAAAAATCACTAAAGGAGTATATATGTCTAATTTTGCACCGTTTTCTTCTTCTTTTGCTAGCAATATCTACCTTCAAAAATACTCAATGAACGGCCAGGAGACATGGAAAGATACCTGTCAACGGGTTGTTGATTCAGTTACCAATCAACTTTTGCCACAAGAACTTAAACAAGAAATCCTTCAAGCTATGCTAGATCGCAAGTTTATCCCTGGTGGAAGGTACTTGTACGCATCAGGGAGAGAGTTTCATCAGGTCAATAACTGCTTTCTTTTTAGAGCTGAAGATAGCCGTGAAGGATGGGCAGATGCAATGTATAAAACCACCTCAGCTTTAATGTCAGGTGGAGGTATAGGTTTTGACTATTCTTTGCTGCGTCCAGAGGGGGCTATTATTAGAAAAACCGGTGGAACTTCTACCGGTCCCCTAGCTTTAATGCACATGGTAAATGAAGCTGGTAGATATATAATGCAGGGTGGGCAAAGAAGATCGGCTATTTGGGCAGGACTGCAGTGGGACCATGCCGATATTCATAAGTTTATTCATCTTAAGGATTGGCCACAAAACTTGAGAGAACTTAAAGATAAAGATTTCAATTTTGCTATGTCAATGGAAGGAACAAACATATCAGTAATTTATGATACCTCTTTCTTTGTTGCAATTGAAAATCCGCTACATCCAGATCACACTAAAGCTAAAAAAGTGTGGGACAATAATTGCAAGCAAGCTTTTTCCTCTGCCGAACCTGGCATGAGTTTTAATTTCTGTAAAGACTCGGAATCATTGAGAAACGCTTGCACTGAAGTAACCAGTTCAGATGATTCTGACAAGTGTAATCTAGGTACCGTTTGGATGAACAGGTGTTCATCAAAAGAAGAGTTTGCGCGTATTTGCCATATAGCCACAGCTTTTTTGTTGTGTGGGGGTATCTATTCTCAGGTTCCAACAGATAAAATTAAAGAAGTTGGCAATAAAAACAACAGGATAGGTTTAGGTTTAGGTGGAATGCACGAATGGTTAATGCAAAGGGGTTACAAATATGAAGTAACCCCAGAACTCCATAAATGGCTTAACCTTTATGAACAAGAATCAAATAGCTCGGCTTATATATGGTCTAAGTCTTTAGGTGTGGCTATGCCAAAAGGTATTAGAGCTATTGCCCCAACTGGTACTATTGGTATTATTGCTGAAACTACAACAGGCATAGAGCCTTTGTTTTGCAAAGCTTATAAGCGCCGGTATCTAAAAGACAAGGAGTGGCACTTTGAGTATGTGGTTGATGGAGCGGTTAAGCGTCTTTTGGCTTCTGGTGTCAAGCTAGATCAAATTCAAGATGCTTATGACATATCATTTAAAGATCGCGTTAAATTTCAAGCAGATGTGCAAAATTATGTAGATATGTCTATTAGCTCTACATGTAATTTACCTCAATGGGGAACGGAAGAAAATTCAGAAGAAACGCTGGAAGACTACAGCTCAACTCTTTTGAAGTATGCCAAAAGATTAAGAGGGTTTACTTGTTACCCAGACGCATCGAGAGGTGGACAGCCATTGACTAGAATTCCTCTTGATGTTGCTATGAGTTTTGAGGGTGTTGTTTATGAGGAAAAAGAAATGGAATGTGTAGGTGGTGTCTGCGGTGTTTAAGTTTAATAAGGATTTGGCTATTGGAAAAGAGCTTCAACCATCTGGACATCATGTTTATATTTTCAAGTGCGCCGACTGCGACAATGTCTTAAGAGTAAGACATTTTAAAAGGGTGACCGATAAATGTACTGTTTGTTCTCAAAGAATGGAACCATTTAATAAGTCGTATAAATCATTGGTAAATACCGCCAAAAAGAAAAATTTACCAATAGATATTACTTTTAATGATTTCTTGATGTTTGTTGAGATAAAAAGATGTCACTATTGTTATGATTTAATTGAATGGAAATCTTTTAATTCTGGTAAATACTTTTTAGACAGAAAAGAAAATGATGGAGGTTATACCAATAAGAGTTGCGTAGTTTGCTGCAGTAGATGTAACTACGGTAAATCTAATGCTTTTTTGTATAAAGAATGGTATAAAATGACAGGAACCTTTAGGGCAAAGGTTCTATCAGATTCAAATAATGACTAGATAATCATCCGCCAAACGTCCTAACTCTGACCTGTTCGGCAGCTATAAGCCATTCTTCATAAGCTATAGCTGCCCCTTTGTTTTTAGCGGCAGCCCTAGCCAAAGAATGGGGACTTTCCCATAGTTCAATAATATCTCTTAGATTCAAAAATCTAGGCACACACACAATCCCTCCATGAGGCCCAGACCTAGAAGCTATCCATTTCTTTTTGTTGAGTTTTTTGGTTATTTTGTGTACGTAGTGATACGTTGTACCAACCTCTTTGGCTATTTGCACCATAGGGATTGGCTTTTCTGACAAAATAGCCAAAATGTTAATCGTTAGAATCATGTCTTGGTTTAGAAGCATTTTTTAGCTCATCCATAAGGTCATTAATTCTTTTTAGACTGGCTTTAATTCTTTCCATTCTAGCGCCAAAATCTTGATCTTCATCTTTATGTAAATAAGGACTACCTTTAAGTTTGCCATCAATACGACTAACATGTAGAGGTGTACGTCCATGATCGTTTTTCTTTGGGAACGGTATAATATTAGACATTATTACTCCAATTAGTTAAGGTCGTCGTTTTTCTTTTTTACTACTGCAAGTTTAGCTCCAAACTCTTTTATTGGGGCATTTAATTGACCATCTTTCATTTCCTGTATCATATCTAGCGTGACATCATATAAATCAGCTGCAATTATCTCAGGCAATAAAGATGTAGCTTCAGCTATAACACCAGACGCAACAGCATTAGTATAGCATATTACCTCAAGTAAATCTGCTATTGATGATGAATTAGACATATTGATCAAAGTGTCTGTCTTTGTTTCAATTCCGCCAATTATGCAAATGACACCAAGTCTATCCATTTCATCCATAAACAAATCAACCAAACTGTCAATTTTTTCTCTGTCGCTCATGTTCCCTCCAAGGTTTCTAGTGTTAATTTGCCGTTTGAGTTGCAATCTACTATAATATAAACTTTGTTTAACCCGCATTCTATCAAAAACGAATTGACCCTAGATTGAGCTATTGCTACCATAGTTCCTGGGAATATACCAACTTTGTCTTGTAGTTCGTTTTGAGTCCTTTCTATAATAGTCTGTAAATCTTGAAGTATCGAGTTAGCTACCGTTTTTGTTGACAATTTTTACCTCCTAAGTAATTTAACCGAATCTTAATCTTATATCGGCACAATTGTATGAAAACTTTAGTGCCGGTGGTCAAAAAGGGGCGTAAGTGGACAAGCAAATAGGCTCAGGGTTGACGGCCCAAACTTGGCCCCGTATAACCATCGAGAATATAACAGTAAATGGTAACACCATAGAAGTGTATACTACTACCGGTTTGTTTGTTGGTCAAAAGTTAATTTTGCGTAAAAATGGTCTTTTTAGTACCGAGCTGGTCATAGCTAGGGTCTGGGACGCTAGATTTATAACGGTCAAGCTCGAAAACAATCAAGACCTAAGTTCATTGAATCTAGCTCAGTTTACTGGCGGTATGTTAGATGCTCCAGAACAAGCCAGGGTTTACCCGGTAGGCACAGAACCCGGCAAGATGACCTTAGCAGAAGAGCCTATATTGGCTGTCAGGTCCGCACTGGTTAGCCAACACGGTAATTACCTTACCACCCAAGAAGGCAGCCTAGACACCGACTACCCTGAGGCAAGATTTGTCTATGATTGCCAATATAACCTTAGGGAAATAAGGGAATTTGTTAGAGACCAATCTAAGGGTTATTTGGGTAGTATGCGCTTGTGTGATGTTCCAGCTGGTATAGCCATTTTTACTACCCCTTTGCCGTTTATGGCCTCTAACCCAAGCTCTTTGTATTATTATGAAACTGCGGGAGATGGTAGTCCAGTAAACGAAACTACCTATACGATAACTGGCTTTAATGATTACGAAAACACCTATTTAACTCAATCGGGTGACGTGATCTTTACTACAAATACCATCTACTTTAATGCTCTAGCTCCAGAATACCTTACGGCCAAAAAAGCTAAGTATTTCCAGGCAGCGGGAACCGGTGCAAATGACGGTATCATACACCAGATAGTATCTGGGGACTACGGCACCTTTAACCAGTCTTCGGACCAAGTGGTGATAAATAGCGGCCTTGGTACCATGGTTTTCAAGACGGTACCAGAGTGGCTAAAAGTGATAGGCAGGAAAATTAAAGTAATCAACGGCTTAAATGTTGGGCTTACTTTAACTGTCACTAGCTATAACATCAGCCAGAAAAAGGTTACCTTTACTGGACTAACGGCCAATGAAACTATAGACTTGAAGTTCAGTATTTATAACAGTATAGTAATTGGTGATACTTTTGTTGCTGGTAGCGGTGTTGGTTATTTAGACAGTAGGTTTGCTTTTATTTCTGTTGTGCCTGGACCTGTTGCTACTGTAGATGTAATTGCCAATTTAAACGGATCTCTTGGGGATAAAATTAAAAGCACTAATTTCAGTTACGGCTGTGCTCTAGAGGTAACCAGAGTCTCTACTGCATATAGTGATGTTGACGGGGCAGATATATATACCGGAGATACCAACCCATGCTAGAAACATGGCCACAGTTTATTAAAAAATTAATAGGTTTAAATGTTATTTGGGGTGGTAGATCTAAAAAGCTAACTGGCGTTGATGACTATTGTGAGATATCATCTGGCACTATGGCTTTTAGTGCTGCTAACCAGACTATCACTTTTTCTAGTCCTGCTATGATACCAAATTGGCTTAAAAATGGATGTTACTTTAGGGTGACCTCTGGTGGACCCAATACAGGTAAACTATTTAAGGTATCTAACTATGACAACTTGACCAATACTATAACGGTTGTTCCAGGGGACGTAGGATTTTTAATACAGGACTATGTAGGAACCGCGACCTTAGACGGCAGAATGTTTGTGGTCATAAACGATCCATCTGTTGCTCGCCAAAGCAGCACTGGTGGAAGTATGTTTAACGCCAATATCACTACCCCACCTAGACCAGAACTGGGGGGTATAATATATAACAGGGTGGACCATTTTCACACTCAAGATAACCTAGTAAATTATAATGATATAATTACCCATGAATATACTCCAGCTGGATCTATAAGAGTGCAATATGATCTATATTCCAGTACCTACATTAAAGAAGATCCAGCTATAGTTATTGATAATAATGGTAACGTAGTAGTTATATAAATAGGAGCAATTTCATTGAGTTACCATAGACAGTTAGATTATACAGACTTACATGCTCCAAGTAGTCAACAAGTTGAAAACTCGGAAGCTTTAACTATTACTAAAGGTCAAGTGGTACGTATTGACGGGTTTGGTATACAATTCCCAACAGTTAAATTGGGAAATTCTAATGTTTACGCTAGTTTTGGTATAGCTCAATCAGATATTTTAGCCGGAACCAAAGGTACTGTTACCTGTATTGGATTAATGAGATCGCTAAACACCTCTTCTTGGATTGTTGGAACCTCTTTGTATTGCAGTTCTTCTGGCAATTTAACTAGTGTTATTGGTGGTCCAATTATTGCTGTTGTTCTTCGGCAAAGCGCTACTGATGGTATTTTATATGTTGTAGCTAGTGTTGATTTGGCTATAGCTGGAGATCCAGCTAATTGGGACGTAAGCGGCAATTACGGAACAACAGCTGGACCTAATTTTTTAGGTACCAATGATTTTCAAGGGCTTGTATTAAAAACAAACTCAATTGAAGCCGCTAGATTTACTACAAATCAAAGATTTGGTTTAGGTACTTCTAGTCCTGGAATGCAATTTGAACAAAAAAGTCACGTTTCGGCTAATGCTACGGGATTACAACAGGATACATTTTATGTTGAAACCAATGCCAATACTTTTCAAACTTGCTATACTATAAATATTCCAGATCCATCTGTTAATAGTGTAGAGTTTGAGGTTATTGCTAGAAAAACTGACGGAACAGATAGGGCGTGTTTTAAAAGGTCTATGGTTGTTTATTGCCAGTCCTCTAGTGCTCAATTACAAGGTTCAGGTTGGCAGTCAGATTTTACGGTTAAATCTAGTAATGGTTTTAATGTGTCGTATACTCTAGGCACAAGCTCTATAACTTTTAATGTTAAGTCCCCAACTTCAGATAATTATCGATGGTCGGGATCTATCAGATTACAATCAATTTTTTAAGAGGTATTAAATGGCTGTTTTAGTTGATCTTTTAACTCTTGGAGAGGTAGCGATACTGTCTCTAGATTCTGATCCTCGTACAGGTGGTGGATTTGCTGCTGTTATAGGTTCTTTTGGTACCATTAATAATTCCGGTACACCAGTTGGACAAATCTACGTTAAGACTGGAGCAGGTAACACGGCTTGGGAACTTGTGTCCACTACGGCTTCATCTGGTACGGTTAGTTCTGGTGTTGCCGGATCTTTAGCTTTGTATCCAGCTTCAGGAAACAACGTTGATGATGTTTATGTTCAAAATACTCAAAACATTAACGTCAGTGTCGCCTCTCAACCAACTCGCTCTGCTGGTATAACTTATAATATTCCTAACCCAGGAGACGCTGTAACCTCTGCCGACTTTATTCTTAGCCAAGGCACTCAAACTATTGGAGGATCTAAAACCTTTAGTTCTGCTGTTAATATGGGTTCCCAAAAAATTACTAGCATGGCAGACCCAACGGCAGCTCAAGATGCAGCAACCAAAGCATATGTTGATGCAGTTGCTCAAGGTTTAGCTTGGAAATTAGCGGCTCGTGTTGCTACTACAGCCAACTTAGCTGTTTTGTCTGGTTTGTTAACCATTGATACGATTACCGTTATTTCTGGTGATCGAGTTTTGGTTAAAAACCAAACAACACAATCGAATAATGGTGTTTATGTTGCTGCGGCTGGTGCATGGACCAGAGCGGTTGACATGGATTTGGCGGCTGAGTTTATTGGGGCTGCAGTTTTTGTTGACGAAGGAGCTGTAAACGGTGACACAGCTTGGGTTCAAACCACACCAGCGCCAATTACTGTTGGTACTTCTAATATTGTTTTTGTTCAATTTGCTGGTGCAGGTACTTATACCGCTGGTAACGGCTTGTCTCTTACTGGTACTCAATTTGCTGTATCTTTGGCCACTAACTCTGGCCTTACTTTTACAGGTAATCAATTGGATCACCTTTTAGCCGGGACTACTCTGTCTAAAGGCGCTTCAGGTCTCCAAGTTGCTACTGGTGGTATTACTAACACTGAAGTTGCAGCTGCTGCCAACATCGCTCGATCAAAGCTTGCTTCTGGATCAGCCAACCACGTTTTAATTAATGATGGTACTGGTGTAATGTCTTCTGAAGCGCAACTAGCCATGACGCGCGGCGGTACAAACGCTTCCTTAACCGCAGCGGCTGGTGCTAATGTTTATTCTACTGCGACCGGTCTTGCTCTGTCAGCAGTTGGTACTGCTGGTCAAGCTTTGTTGTCTGGCGGTACAGGTGCCTCTACTTGGTTTACTGGCACAGGCGTAGTAAAGGCCACTTCTGGTGTTTTATCTACCAGTAACGTCTCGCTGACATCTGAAGTAACAGGTATACTCCCGATTGCAAATGGAGGTACCAATTCTTCTACTGCTCTTAATAACAACCGAGTAATGATTTCAAGTGCTGGTACTATCATAGAAAATGGTGCAATTACAGCAGGTTCCGTTTATTTTGGTGCAGCTACTACTGGCCTACCAGCTCAAGACAACACCAACTTTTTCTGGGACAATACCAATAAGCGCTTAGGTGTTGGCATCAATGCTCCAACAGAAACATTGCATGTTCAGGGTAATGTTTTGCTAGGTACCGGATCTATATACAAACAAGTTGCAGTAACTGGTATTAACTACTTTGAAGCACAAGGTACTGTTAATACAACCGATGCTACCGTAACTTCTGTATATACCTACACAGTTCCAACCGACACAACTCTTGTGGTTGAAGCTCGCGTAATTGGTCGCAGAACTGGCGGTACTGGCGGCACTACTGGTGACGCATCTAGTTATGTTAGAACCGCTCGTGTAAGTAATATTGGAGGTACAGTTAGTCTTTTTAATCTCCAGTCGGACTTTACTTCTGAGGCTAATAATGCAACTAATTGTATTATTGATGTTTCTGGAACAACTTTTAGAATACGAGCCACTGGAGCAGCCTCAAACAACTATTCCTGGTTTGCTCACGTTAAAGTTCTTAATGGTTAATAATTGATACACTAAAGGAAGCTCTACATGGCTTTAATAACTGGGCAAGTTACTCTTAACCAGATACTGCTACTAGAAGTAGATGCAGATCCTGGCGCTGCAGCAGGAACATCTGCCCCTATTGGCTCTAGAGCTTTCTTTAATAGTGGTAGTGTTGGTTTTTCTTATCTTAAGGTTGGAGCAGCCGACACTGCCTGGTCTTTAACTGCAAGTCAATCTAGCGCTTTTACTACTGGCTCTGTGCTTTTTAGTAATTCTACCGGAGCAATAAGCCAAAATAATACCAACCTATTTTGGGACCAAACTAACAGCCGACTTGGTATTGGCACAAACACACCATTAAGGCCATTAAGTGTGGTAGCTAATACTACTGCCGGGGATAATGGCGCTTTTGTAGACGGCTATGGAGCTAATGCTTCAGTTATTACCGTAAGAAAAGCCAACGGTACAGTTGGTTCCCCAACCGCCATTACTTCCGGTCAAGTATTTGCTGAGTTCGATGCAATTGGATATGGAACATCGCAATTTAATGCAAATCAAACTGGTTCAATCGCTTTTATTGCTGCAGAAACCTTTACTAATAGTGCAATGGGAACTCATATTGCACTTTATACGACTCCTATCGGTTCTTTGGCAGAATCAGAAAGATTAAGAATTCACGCCTCTGGCCGTGTTTTAATTGGTACCACAATTGATGATGGTTCAACTAAACTGCAAGTATCTGGACAAATTTCTACCACTGATGCTATTCGTCCTGGTAACTCTACCG